GACATGAAGCAGATGATGGATGAGGAAACATGGCTCACGGCGAAGGAGGCGGCAGAAAAGGGGTTCGTCGATGCCGTTCTGACTTCAGGCAAGGCGGCGAAGGCGGCCTTTGACCTCTCCATGTTTGCCCATGCTCCCGACGGGCTTGCGGATGAACACGAGGGACGGGAGTTGACACGAAAGGAAACGGAACGTGCCCTGCGAAATGCGGGCGCGAGCCGAGAATATGCGCGAGCGATGGCAGCGAAACGCGCCGACGCAAGCGAAGCGGAATTGATTGCAATAGCTCAAAAAACATTAACAATTTTTGGAGGATAGTAAAATGGATGAGATCAAAAAGCTCATTGAGGCAATGGGGAGGGCATTCGAGGAGTTCAAGGCGCAGAACGACTCCCGAATCAAGGCAATCGAGGGAAAAGGGTATGCTCCGGCGGATCTGACCGAGAAGGTTGAAAAGATCAATGCAGACATTTCCAACATCACGGCCATGAAAAAGCAACTCGAAACGCTGGAAAGCGCCATTGCGCGGGCGCAGTTTGGCGGCGGCGGCGGCGGTCAGACGAAAGAGGCGGCCATGAAGCTCAAGGCATTTAGTCACCTCATGAGACGAGGAAATGCCGAGATCAAGGACATGGAGATTCAGGCGGCAGCCTCTACCCTTTCCGACCCGGACGGCGGTTTTACGGTGCCGGAAGAGGTTGACGCGGCCATCGATCGCGTGGCGGGTACGATTCAGGCCATGCGGAGACTGGCGACGGTGCGCTCCATCTCCACGGATACCTACAAGAAGTTGGTCAGCCAGGGAGGAGCTACCTCTGGGTGGGTGGCCGAAAAGGAATCCAGGTCAGAAACCAGCACGCCGACCTTGGCGGAGATCGCCATCAATACCAAAGAGCTTTACGCGATGCCCTACGCAACGCAGACCCTTCTTGATGACAGCCGCGTTGACATCGGCGCATGGCTGGCCGATGAGGTTTCCGTTGAGTTCACGGAAGAAGAGGGGAAGGCGTTCATCGAAGGCGATGGTGTTGGAGAGCCTAAGGGGTTCGACTCTTACTCGAAGGTTGCCAACGCCTCCTATTCCTGGGGCAAGATCGGCTACATCGCCAGCGGTCACGCCACCCTGCTCAACAATGCCGACAAGTTGATTGACCTTCAGCACGCATTAAAGCCGGTCTATCGGAACGGCGCTGTATGGCTCATGGCTGACTCCACCATGCAGGTCATCCGCAAGTTCAAGGACGGCGAAGGGAACTATCTGTGGCGGCCCGGTATGCTCCAGGATGCCCCTGATACGCTGCTCGGCAAGCCCGTTGAGTATGACGACAACGTCGCGGCCATCGCTGCGAATAAGTACGTCATCAAGTACGGCAATTTTAAGCGGGCGTACCTGATCGTTGACCGGCTCGGGACTCGCGTACTGAGAGATCCGTACACGGCGAAACCGTATATAGCCTTTTACACAACGAAAAGGGTTGGCGGCGGAATTATCATGTACGAAGCGGTGAAGGAGCTTAAAATAGCTACTTCTTGATGGTGATTGTAATGTGTAAAATCCCTAGTTGCGCTTGATAGCGACTTCATAATTACAGGGGCCGGGGTAACACCCGGCCGCCCACAACCAGAAAAGGAGAATTGAAATGAAAGACCTTTATAACCACATCAAACCGGTCCAGATCGTGCCTTCGATGCTGCTTATCGATACGGCATCCCCGGCCGCAGTCGAAGCGTCCATCGCTGGCTTCAATTCAGCAGTCATCATCATCGACAACGCCGCAAAGCCCGTAGGCGATACCGGGACCATCACCCTGAAGCTCGAACACGCCGACGATTCGGCGGTCTTCGATGTGGCCGGGGATTACGATGAAGTCGAAGCGGCAGACGTTCAGGGGGCCACCCCGTCCGCAGGGACCGGGATCGTTTTCACCCTGGCCACGGCAGCGCAGGCAGCAGCGATCACGAAGATCGGCTACATCGGCGGGAAAAAGTGGCTCAAGTTCACCCTGGCCGAGAACGACTCCAACGCGACCGGCACGCAGATTTCCGTGACCATGATCAAGGGTCATCCCCTGGATGCTCCCGTAGCCTAACCCCTGGCCTTTAATGGCTACTCGGTAGGGGTCACTCCGGCCCCTACCGGGGCAACCACAGGAGAATGGAGGATTTAAAATGAGTTACATGCCAAAAACGTACAGAAAAGATGGTGGCGATACAATGGTTGTCGCTGCTGGTGGAAAAATCGAAGTCGAATCAGGTGGGGCAATTATATTCCCCAATCCGTCAGGTGGCGGAGATTATTATGTGGACAACAACGCTGGTGTAGATGCGACGGGAGACGGCCTTTCTTGGGCTACTGCATGGAAGACCCTTGCAACTGCAATCACCGCTGTTAATGCCCGCACCGGATCGAGTAATTATGCGGCCCGCTGTCGGATTTTCTATAAGGCAGACAGTGAAACTGTAAACCTTGCAGCACTTCCTCAGAAAACCGACATTATCGGCGTTGGGTCTTGTGATGCCTACCCGATGGCAAGCATCAAAGGAAACCATGCCCCGCTTACCGAAAAATTCGGATGCAGGTTCTTCAATGTGCGCTTCATCCCTGCGACTGCGGCGATTCTCTGGACTTTAATTGCGAACAACAACGGCGTGAAGTTTTACGGATGTCAGTTTGTAGGGTCTCAGGATGCAGTGACCGCAACGAGCGCCATTAGCACCACAGCTACGGAACTTCTGGATGTTGTGGATTGCGACTTCGACGGGGCTTTCTCTGCTGATGTTATCGCAATCGGCGCGGGAAATGCTTCCGGTCTCAAGATCATCGGAAACAACATTCGGGGCGCGGCCAATGACGGGATTGTGATTGATACAGGAGCTACTTATACCAGCGTCAATAGTGTTCCAATCATCAAAGGGAACCTTATTTCTGTGGCAGGATGCACCATTAAAGATGTCCCTGATAATGCTTTGGTCGTGGATAATGACCTTATTTCTCAGGCGGCCACGGGGACTGCATCCCTGGACATCAATATCAGGTTTGCTTCCCGCAACTGGATCGAGGACGCGACAAAGGGCGCACCTTACCCGGCGGCTCATTAAAATGTTAAATAACCGGGCGGGGTGAAATTCCCCGCCTTTAACCCCAAAAGGGAGGGTTTAAAAAATGACAGTTCAAGCAATAGGCGCAACCAACAATCGTTTTATCGGCCTGTCCACGGATACCAAACCAACGAGCGTCAACGCGGGCGCGACTTTCTTTGAAGTCAATACAGGTCTCATGTTAATTTATAACGGGTACGCATGGGTGCCGAAGTCATGCCTTCCGGACACGACCATTAATTACAAGCAGATTTCCCTGGCACAAGCGGCGGCTCCCTACGACGTTATGACGGCCACGGCTCAGAACCTCTTCATTGACGCGGTTATTGTCCACGTCCCGGACAGCTTGGCAGCAGTAGCGACCTTCACCGGGATCAGCCTTGCGACGGATGACACAGCGGCCATTGAAATCCTTTCTGCGGCGGCTGGCGCGAAGGCGAAGCTAACCGGGAATTTCTATCATGTTTTCCGTGGGCCTGTTGTAACGGCGGCAACCAAAAAAATCCAACTGACCATCGGCGGAGGATCGGCAGGTACGGGCAAGGTGGCGGATGTTACCGTGTTCTGGCGGCCCCTTGTCGCTGGCGGGTACTACCTGAATGCGTAGGATGGAATGAAAGCGACCCTGGCGAAGCTCAAAGAGGAAGAGAAGAAGCGCAAGAAGCAACTGCGCAAGAAAAAGGGGAAGAAGTGATGCAAGTCGTTTTGAAAACTCCTGCGACGCTCTATCCGATTAGCATGGCTGAGCTAAAGATGCACCTCAGGGTAGACAGCGAAAGCTTCGATTCAAACCTCACCCTGACGCAATCCCTTGCCTACGGATCGAAAGCGATAGCCAATAATTATACGACCCATGTTGGCACAGGGGTTGACGTTCTCGGCAAGCAGGCGGAAGTGCTCCTCCACTGCGGCACGAACGGCGCCACCGGGACCGTGGACACGAAGATACAGGAAGCCGACGCGCTGGCTGGACCTTATACCGATTGGACGGGCGGCGCCTTCACGCAAGTTACGACGGACGGGGCCGGGGCAACCGAACCAGACAACGCGGACTATAAAAAGCCCTACACCGGGGCGAAACAGTACATTCGGACCGCCTCGAAGGTGCTGCTGGCCGCCTGCGAGTTCGGTACGTCCATCCTCGTAAATGCCGCTACAACCGCCGAGGATTCGCTCCTTACGGACATCCGGGCCGCAGCCATAGGACACGTTGAGGACATCACCCGAAGGCAGCTATTGACGCAGACGTGGTATTACTATCTCGATTCTTTCCCGGCTGATAATTTTATCAAGCTCCCCTTCGGCAACCTTCAAACAGTTG